TTTTTGAACCGCCTCGGCGTGCGCGGATTCCAGAAGCAGGGCGTCTTTCAAATACTTATCGGGGTCCTGATTGCGCGCACCGCTGCGTCCCGACACCACGTAATAGTCGCCGGCCAGAACGCAGCTTTGGTTTTGGGGGGACGGCTCCAGGCAGCTGATGTATTCGTGCACGACAGAATGGTACTGGAAACGCTTGCGGTTATTGATCAGCAGGGTTCGCGCGTAAGTGATGGACCCCGCATGGGGGGATCCGAACTTGAGCTGGTATTCGTCGTGCGTGACGACGGAGGGCATCGTGATGGTGCCGCAAATGTCGTCGTCCGCATCAAACACGAGCAGCAAGTCGGTTTTCCCGAATGCCCGATTCAGTGCCAGGGTGCGGTTGTGCGCGAAATTGACCCACGCGTCGCAGTGTAGCTCACCAGGAATGTTCACACGAGCTTGTAAAAAGAAATCCTGGATAATCTCAGGGGTTGCGTCGGTAGACCCCGTGTCGCAAATGACCCAGTAGTCAAACCGGATTTTGGAACACAGCATGGTCAGCGTGCGACGAATGATATGTGCCTCGTTCTTCACGATCATGTTCAAACACACGGATGGCCTTTCGGGCAAAGGTCCATCATTCATCGTGTGCATTGCGTATTGTATTGTATTGTATTGTATTGTATTGTATTGTCATATTGACAACATTTCGTTTAAATGTGTTTTTACACGAAATGAATGCATTGGCTGCCATTGGTTTGGTTTAAATGCTGCCTCCCCGATTGAAATACTCGTTGCGGAATTCCAACATGTGGCTGTCGGGAATTCGGTCGCCGCGCATGAATTCTTTCGGCGTGCGCGTGCCTTCAATTAAATTCACAATCATAAACAACGCATACATGCCGCATTCCGTGTTGTGTTTTTGATGTTGTTTCCGGTTTTCATAATACTTGAATCGGATGCCGAGGGAGGTCCCCTGTTGCGTGACCGTTTGAGTGAATTCTCGGATTTCTTTCTGTGGGCGGTCCCCCGTGCTGTCAAAAAAGAATATGAAGTTGTCATTCGGATGAAGGTTGATGAACAACGACACCCAGTGGGAGCCATCCTCCGTGTGCGGATCCGTGTTAAAAATTACGCCGATTTTTTGCGTGCCCGACTCCACGTATTTTTTCAGACTGAAATTGCAGAGCTCCTCCCAAACGCACACGCCTGCCAGCTTGGGAGCATTGTAATCGCTAGGCGACGGTCCCAGAAACTCAAACGCGGGAAACTTGTCTTCGTACTGCCGCATCACGTTCTCAATGTCTTCGCTGGTTAGCCACTCGTCCGGATTATGGATCCACGACTTCGGTGCTTCCGGTGCAAATGTGTCTTCTGCCACAATTGCTGGATCCGCATTCATAATTTTTTTCATCCAGCACGCCTCGTTGCGACACATGCCGTTCATGTGACGCTTCAGCGCGATCCAAATTTCTTTTGTATCGTTCGTTTCAATGCGGACATCGGGGTGGCGCACATTCCAGCCGTCTCTTAATTTATGCAGTGTATCGTTGTCGTAGCAGGTGAAGTAATTGTCTTGCACCGGGCCGCACTTGAGATGTTCAAACTCTGGGCTAGATATGGCCTTATTGGATCTGACCTTATTGTATATGGCCTTATTGGATCTGGTTCTGGTTTTATTGGATCTGGTTCTGGTTTTATTGGATTTGGCCTTATTGGATTTGGCTTTATTAGTTCTGGTCTTGTTATTGGCCTTGATTCTGAACCTAGTTATTTTTGATTTGACCTTCATTCCAAAATGTTACTTAATTTTATGTGTTGCAATATGTAAATATTTTATAAAATTGCAATTTATAATTATTTTTATGCATAATTATAGATTCAGTTATGACGACGACGACGACGACACGTTTTGTTATTGCGTTTCTTATGCCGGCGTTTCTTATGAGTGCGACGTTTGCCACCAGCGTTTGCAGCCTCAGGTTGTTTCAAAACTAAAGTGAATTCGCTTTCATTGGGTATTTTATATTCTGCAATCGTTTTTCTATCGTTGTCCATAATGATTGTACCCGTGGGCGTGTGCAACCGAAGTTCTTGTTGAAATGATGGATTTATATGCGGGTCATCACGTAGTGTATCACGTAGTTTATCACGTATTTTAGATTTTAAATTTGACAACGTTTCAGTTGTTGAATCTACATCAAACTGTAAATAAATGTTGTTTTTACCCGGAATTGGCACATTGATTCGTAGTTGTCCATTGTAATTATATCGCATTTTTCTCATGCGAACATCCAAAATAAATTTGCGAAAAATTGCAATCCTTTCTTCGGGGGTTTTATCGGTTGTCTCTTTGTTTATATAATTCTTTAAACTCATAATTGCAGTTTGCATGGTTCCTTCGGTCGTGCGCACTTTTACTTGAATGGTTTCAGAATCTATGAAGTCAGAATATGACGTTAATTCTTGCATAATTTCTTCATCTGACATTTCGGCTATGATTTTTTTGCCTATTTGTGCATTTTTGCTAACACATGTAAACGCATATTTTTTTAATAGTTGGTTGTAAAACGTATCCGCATCCATGTCTCGTGAGCCCATGGGTTTCATGGGGGTCACAAGTGTTGATTGCAATAATTTCCTATTTTCTTGAGAAAGAACACTTGCCGCTGCCGCTGATGTAATCATGCCAGCAACTTCAATTGAAATTTGTTCATAATTTTTCATATTTGTTTTTGTGACAGACTTATTGCAGACATCAATGATTCCATTGAATTCAGCAATCGTGACAGGGACATATTCAACTTCGGCGTATGGCGTCATCCCCACGAGTCCACTGCCTACGAATAATTGGTAATATGAGTGAAGTGTGGCTAGTATGGCCAGACGAAAGTGTGCATTAAACGGACTGCGCGCGTTGTCCGTTATCTGAATGCGCCTATAATCCCGATACGTGTACACGTCATCTTCTCCAGGTATAGATAAGTCAGTATGGTCATTTCCGGCTTTAATTTGTGATTGTGAAAGAGGACAGTATTTGCCGGCTTCAACGGCTTTTCTCTCATGATCCGTAAACGCAAACTGTCTTATGGTATTGCATGAAATGCAAATCAAAAAGTCAAGCAAATTTGTTATTCTTTGCAAAACGGATATTAAATCATTTCCTCTATCACGTTTATCAAATGGATTATTTAATTTAATTCGCAATGTTTTTATTTCATCGGGCAAATCGTGAAACATTTCTGAAAAAATGGTAAACATTTTTGCATCCAATACATCTATATTGAGATCTTCAATAATTCTGTATTTTATTAATATGGGCACAAACGAATTTCTTGTTAAGTCGTATGGGCAAGTATCTGCGTCACTCATTCTAGAATAACACATGAACGGGTAAAGCATATTTGCACGTAGTTTATTGGTTGTTCCATCCGACACGTAGTACGGTATTGTTGCATTTATTTCAATCCCTTTAGGATTGGTGAATTGTAGTTGGTACATCACAACATATTTAATGTGATGGTCTGTTATTTCATAGAACCGAATCGGCGTCATTGTAATGACGCCCTTTATCGCAGAACCAATTGTTATGCTACTAAACTGCATATGCGTATTATTTTTTGTTATAATACATTGATAAATAAAAATTAGCGTGGTGTGATGTAATCAATAATCGCATCAACTTCATGACAATTTAGTCTTGGATGGTTTGGGTTTAATGTCTTTCGTTTTGAATTTGGGGTCATCCAGATTGATTTCTTTCATCTGTGGAATGGGAACATTATTCTTGATAGTGGGGGGTGGAGTGGTTTTGATGACATATGTGTCCAGCGTGGGCGTGTGTGCCTTGTGTTTGTGCTTATCAAATGACAAAATTATATCCAGTTTTCGTTTGAGAGCATCCGTGCAATTGTTGCCATTGGCGTGATTGTTATTGTCGTCATCAATCATTACATCGTAGGTTGTTGCGGCTTCTTCTTCCACAATGGATGGCAGATGCCCAATCGCAACGCACTCCGCAATGTGCTCCTCTTGCAGCGTGTCATTCTTGTCCTTGTTCCTAAAGTGCGTTATGCACGCTTTGGCATACGCATCAAACGCCTGCAATACGAAAATGTCGGTCATTGTTTCAGTTTCGCCCTTCAGCATGTCTCGCGTCATTTCTATAATCCGTTTCTTGTAGAAGCGCTTGGCCTTTTCAAATTTGCCGTTCAAGTCGGCTTCTTTTATTCGCAAATACCGCTCATACTGAGGCTGGTTCACCATGAGGTCCAGCGTGACATGATCCACCTGGTCCAAATTCAAGTTCATTTGTTTTTATTTTATGATTTGATTTGCATATTATGTACAAATATGCAAATGTGGGGCATTGTAGCGCGACAAGCGACAAGCGACAAGCGACAAGCGACAAGCGATATATTTACCTGCGACATGAACGACGGGAACCACGACGGGCACCACGACGGGCACCACGACGGGAATGACGGGACCCACCATGGGAACTGCGACGGGAACCGCGACGGGCACCACGACGGGAATGACGCCCTCCATACCCCATTTTTTTTCTCCATTCCTCAATTTGCTCAGGGGGCGTCGTATAAGATGGTTCCCCCAATGTGCGTTTTAGAGGTTCATCAATGAAATCATTATCATTATTTGGTGCATTATTTGTTGACATTTTGTTATAAAATGTTGCAATATTTTATTTTTGAAAAACCGAAATTTCAAAGATAGTTTTGTGTTTCTAAAGTATGTTCAACCTTGGTTCTCTGCCGCATAAACGTCCTTAAGCAAGCGCGCGGACGGATCTAATGTGCCCTCGCAAAACGGGTGCCTCCAAAAATACGGAATGGTTTCTGCGCATCCTTTTCCAGGAAAATGACGCTCAAACACGGTCCTATAATAATAACTCTCCTTGTCGTACGGCGCGTTGTGCTTGTATTTCTGCAAGTCGTTCGCAAGGCTCACTTCTGTGTCGCTCACGCGCTGGTCCACGTATTCCTTAATGATTTGCACCCAGGTGCGCTCGTGCCCGCTTACGCCGTCGCTGAACGCCTCCTTGCGGCGCCACATCACGTCCTCCGGAAGCAGGCCACCAAACGCCTTGCGCAGCAGGTGCTTTTCAATCGCATAATCGGCCCCTTCGCCGAACCGCTTCATCCATGGCGGCAGGCTCATGACAAATTCCAAGAACGTCTTGTCTGCAAACGGCACGCGCGCCTCCAGCCCGGCGCCACTGATGCTCTTGTCCGAACGGAGCAAGTCAAAGTAGCGCACGTCCCGCACCATGCGCCCATTTTCCCGGGCAAAGTCATGGTCACTTGGTGCCTTGGTAAACCCGCGATACGATCCGAAAATTTCGTCGCTCATGTCGCCGCAAAATATGACCACGTTGTCCGTGTTGTCGTAGATGTACTTGCTCACCAAGTAGTTTCCCACCGACGCGCGCACGGTGGTCGTGTCGTAGCTCTCAATCTGGTAAATGGTGGCATCAATGGCGTCCAAAAACTGCTGCTCCGTCAGGCACACCTCGTGGTGCCGCGTGCCCAGATACTCGGACACGCGACGCGCCCACTTCAAGTCCACGGATCCCTCCAGTCCAATCGCGTACGTGTCCACTGGCGAATCAGGGGCCATGTGCTTCACCACCAGCGCGGTAACAATGGAGCTGTCCAGGCCGCCGGACAGCAGGCAGCCCACGGGACGCTCGCTCATGAGCCGTTTGCACACCGCCAACTCAAACAACTCGCGCACCGTTGCGCATGCGCGCATTTCTAATTGTTCGGGCGGAGCATTCACATCATCGTCCAACTGCGCAGTGCCAAAATTGTAAATATAAGGCACTTTCTGCGTGTCGTCCAGACGCAGGCCTGGGTAATAGGGATGTAGCTGCGTTTCAAACCTGGAGTGGTCTTGCTTAGACACCGTCATGTAGCAGCCACCCGGAAACTGCTCCACGTGGTCGCAGTGTTGCAGCGCCTTCATTTCACTGGCAACCGAAATGTCGCACGCATAAGTGCTGGAACTGCCGATATAAAGCGACCGCACGCCAAACGGGTCGCGCGCAGCATACAGCAAATCCCGCTCTCGGTCAATGAGCACCAGCGAAAACACGCCGTCCAACTCTCGCAGGGTGGCTTGCATGTCGCCATTGAATAACTTATACAAGTGGATAATGACTTCGCAGTCGGACTCGCTCACGCAAGTGAACCCGTGCTTCTCAGCCAATTGTTTGTGGTTGTATATCTCGCCGTTGCAAATGAGATCACAGTCCAACAGTGAAAACGGTTGATCGCCGGCGGGGGTTAACCCGTTGATTGCCAAGCGATGGAACCCCATGCAGCGTTGGCCGTTCACAACGAAGCGACTGTTGTCGGGACCACGATGAGATATTTTAGCAAAATTTTGTTGCAGAGCGTGCAACAGTGTCATTGGGATGCGATTGTTGGAGCCGAGCGCTTCGTAGTAAAAAATGCCGCACATGGTAATATGAATGCAATGATAATAAACAATGAAATAAACTCTTTAAATTGGTGTTCAAAAAAATATAAATATAATGATATTACAATATCACAATATCACAATATCACAATACCAATAACTATAAGAATATCAATATCAATATAATCACAAATGCAGCATATTCAAGAACCATTTTATGGGGTGCCCCGAAGCGTGGCGTATTGTCAGCAAGAGCGCACCGAAGAGTTGAGTCGTCGCATGCGGGATCGTAACGTTCCGTCGGCTCCGCTGCAGCCCCAAATGTGCGCGCGCCCGGTGCTCACAAAATACGCGGTCATGCCCATTCTGGACCAGCGCAAAGAAGCCACCGTGCCGCTCGCAACCTACCCCGTCTACAACCCAGAACATGTGTTCAACCCGGGAAGCGCGGTGGCTCCATGGTCCGGCTACGCCACGGCGGTCAACACGGAATCCACGCTGCGCAACCAGTTTTTCGCGTTGCAAAAGTGCGATCAATCCGAATATGTGCCGTCGTCCAAGAGCGATCTTTACAATGTGCGCATTGATTCGCGTCAGATTGAGCAAACGCACCCGCTCTTATTTAAAACAGAGAAGTTTGCACCCATGAACCCGGACTGCTTCAATTTGGCCAATCGCGTGTTCAACAACTCCACACGCACTGACATTAAGAATGTGGAATGAACGCAATAAAATTTAATATTTATTTATATTATACAATTATACATATTCATGTCACATCTTGAGTATGTGTCGTCGCCGTCGTCGTCGCCGTCGCCTCGGAGTGCGCAGCGGACTGTTATTGATCCATTCAAAATTAAAATGGAAACAACGGCATATGCAAATATGCATGAAAGTATGAATGAATTCACGCAACATGCAAATGCTTTATCGGTATTACGCGAAATCATGGCACGCATTAAACCACTGCTGGATATGATCAAAATAATTTTAGTGGCGAGAGGACGTCTTAGGGAAAGAGACAATGTCCTAGACCTTTCTCCAATCCGGCTTGCGAATGAAATTTCGGAGGTTTTTTCCAGAATTCCGGACATGTATTCCAAAATGTTGATAGTTCTACAACCATTGGAATTGGATTATAATGATGATTCAATAAAAATAAATGAACTGTTTTCACAAACATTGATTGAAGTTATGCCTTTGTTGCAAGAAATATTTATTGAAATTTCGGCAAGAAGTGTGCCCGTTGTATCATTCTCAGTGGACCCCGCGGGCAGTGTTCAAAATGTAATAAGTGAATCAATGGAATCAGCAAGGGAATCAGAACCATCCATAAGTCGGAGTGAAAGTATGGCAAGAATGTCAAGTGTGTCAAGTGTGTCAAGTATGGCAAGTATGGCAAGTGTGTCTGTGCCAAGAATGGAAAGTGTGTCTATGCCAAGAATGGAAAGTATACCAAGACTGGAAAGTGTGTCTGTGCCAAGAATGGAAAGTGTGTCTATGCCAAGAGTGGAAAATGTGTCTATGCCAAGAGTGGAAAGTGTGTCTATGCCAAGAGTGGAAAATGTGTCTATGCCAAGAGTGGAAAGAATGGAAAGTATGGAAAGTATGGAAAGTGGCGAACATGTTATACAATTGCAAAATGTGAGTTATTTCATAATAATTCATGGGATAACAATCAGTGAACATAGGATTGCATATAAAATTGACCCTACAATCGGAAAAAAAATAGGTTATGCAGTCAAACGTGGTCAATGTCCAACGTATGATCCGATTGAAGGTGTTAGCGTTGGTGCAAAACAATTACTGACCAAATATGATGGTTCATATATTCAATATTTGTTGGGACGACATGACTATGGTGAAAAATGCGACTATCATGATGATTCTGTTATATTGCAACCACTTAGTTTTGGCATTTATGGTCCAGATGATGAAAGCCAAGAATTTAAGGATAGCATTGGAATATGGCGGTATGATCACTGGTCAAATGGGACGTATACAAAAATATGCTTGATCAACTGGAACGCGTTACAAACCATGCATAGTTTAGACAAAAGGTTTTGCACGTATATGTTTTTATTCAATTTTATATTGAAAGATTTGAAAACTATAAAAAATGCGGTTGGATTAAATGAAGAAAATGCAAATATAATGTTTTTTTGTTGTCGCGGACTATCTGGTGATCAAACTCTCCCAATTCCAATTCTTGATCAAGTGGCGGTTGACCGAATGGTTCCTTATTACAAAATGCCACGTGAACCAACGATTCTGCGAACTGGAACGCATAACGGTGCAATGTTTATGAAAAAAATTCATTTCGTAAATGAGAGAATGAATCCATTATTATTATCACCAGGAGGGGTGCACATAACAACCCAAGGGTGTCTTTACAACTTGTTGACGTATTACAATATATTTAATGAAAAAGAAGGAAACATTATGACTGCAATGCAGTCAGAGGGAGTAACCACGCGTCAGTTTATTAATATAATGAATAAACATGGAATACTGAATGGGGATGCCCCTCATACATACATGGTTGAACGTCTGCTAATCCAACCAGGTGTTAACCGTTTATATGAATTTATGAGAATAATTGACCGTATGTCCAGGGCTGGACCAGTCACAGATCCACTCACATATGCAATATTTGTTAAATTGTATCCGTTGAATTATAAACCGCGCACGCAGGAATACAGTGAAATAGGGCATTGGGTTTCATTTTCGATCAGCGGACACCATGGATGGCGTTTTGTTGACCCACAAACATTATCGTTGATTACACCACAAGGAACGACAGTATCAAAGACACACGAACCATTAGATAGCAATGATAAGATTATCCACTTATTAAAGTATTTTGTTAGCAATTATCAAGCAATTGATTTTATTTATGTGATACCTTGTGGAAAACGAGATTCAAACGCAACGTGTGCAATTCCTGGCAGTTCCAGTCCCATTAACGTAAGACAGTTACAAGGAGGAAAGACGAAAAAAACCAAGTCCAAGTCCAAGTCCAAGCCCAAGTCCAAGTCCAAGTCCAAGTCCAAGTCCAAGTCCAAGTCCAAGTCCAAGTCCAAGTCTAAATCCAAGTCCAAGTCCAAAAAACACAAAAATCACAAAAAACACAAAAAAACACAATAATTCCAAATGCAATAAACCCAAATGAATGAATTATTTTCATAGCGATTATAAGAAGCATAAAAAACTATATTTTTTTATTCTTCATGTTTGAAAATGCTTGTTTAAAATGAGCCGAGCATTCCGCTCACATAACCCGACGTGTAGTAGTACACCACGGCGAACACGACGGCGTGCACGAGTGCAACCACGTGCTTGGAGCCGTTGGGAGGGATGCGCAGCAGCACGTTGGGGCTGAGCACGTAGAAGAGGAAAATGAGGTAAATGACACTAGAAAGATTAAACATTTGAATGGATAAGGTTATAATATAACCAAATAAAAAAAAAAATGTTGTTTGCTAAATGATTCACAATTCACATTTCATAATTTTTTTTTCATTGTTCTTGTTTTTGAAACCCGTTTATTTGATTGCTTCAATGTGGTTTGCAGTTTGGGATTTTGCAGTTTTGCGTCATTGAATTTTGCGCCATTGAATTTTGCGCCATTGAATTTTGCGCCATTAAAAAATTCATTCAGGTGTTCCATGATTTTTTTGCTAATGATGCGATCTATTTCTTGTTCCATTGGGTCTTTTGGAATGTGTGTTGCGGTAAATCGCTGCATGAAAATGGATACGCGGTGTAGCAAATCGGCCTTTCCCATGTGCGTGGTTGAACACAGTGCGGGCGCATGCATAAACCGATCTATCAATGTTTGCACGCTCAGCTGATGCACGTACGGTTTCACATTGATGTAATACACTTGCCCGTGCTCCATGTGGGAGTGCATTTGATCGTCCAAGAAACACACCTCCACATTGGACGGTAACTTGGTGCACCGCATCAAATCGTCATACGTTTTATCGTGTGTGGTGCGGCCCATTTCTATTATTTTCCCGTTCACTTTGAACGCCGCCACGATTTGGTCAAACAGCGGTGCACCCAGTTTGGATTCCATGTATTTGATTATGTGTTCCACCCATGCGCGAGGGCCATTATTATTCGTGTAAACCATAACCCCGCAGCACTCGTTGGCTTCCTTCTTCCGTTTCAAAAACAGCAGGATATCCATGATATTCGGTCGCAAGAATTCGGGGAATGCGTCCATCAAATGGTTGAAGTGCGCGTATTGAGCCATTGCGTCATTGTTCCATGCCGTTTGGGTGAGCGCATCACAAAAAATACCCAGTTCCACAAAGTATCCAATGGTTTCATCCACATCAAGAACCACTATTCTTTTTTTCGGGGAATTGGCCATGATTTGCGATTTGAATTAATACCTAAACAACCAAAAAGGCGGATCTAAACTATAATAATTGAATATTTAAAATTGCCGGTTTATTTATGTGATTGTGTTGATTTTTTCCCAATTAAAATATTTTATATGGGTTTAATAGGGACCCTTGTTTTGGTTTTAGGCATAGGCATAGGTATAGAGGCGATTCATATTTATCAATATTGGTTTAGTAATGAGCACACCACGTTCCATGACCATGACAAAAACGGATTACGAGAAAATTCTCTCGTATTATAAAATACCATTTGATAATTTGAATGCCCGCGAGCTAAAACAAAGAGCGGAGGACATTTTAGCAACCAAGTTGTGTAAATGCATTAAGGCTGTGGAAAAAAAGGTGGGCACTCAAAATGCCATTGCGCTCTGCACCAACAGCGTGTTTGGAAAGAAGGGGTTGAAATATTTTGACATGTCGTGCAAGGGACGATCCCGCAAAGTACGAAGAGTTGCCAAAACCCGCAAAAACATTCTGGTTGTCAACTAACATGATAAATGTGCATCAATACATAATGTGCACATAATGTAAACCATGGTACTTTTCTTCATTGCCGATTTGGCATTGTCAATCGCATTCAAATTAAGCACCTGGTGCTTGGGGAAAACATGTGACGGCATCATGTATATTATGACCCGCCACAAATGTAATAACAACGATAATAACCTCAAGGGAACCGGAACCAACAATAACGACGATGAATTCATTGTTATATCTCGTCAAGAATATCGTGTTCTAAAAAAGTTTCAGGGGTTGCATCATGTGTCTGCATCCGAAGAGGCATCCGAAGAGATATTGGCGTCAGCGTCAGTATCAACGTCCAAATAATCCATCGCGATCAAAATGATGCGCTCTTGTTGGCTCATGCGTTGAAAAATGATAACCTCGTCCATGTTGATGTAAAACAATGCTGGATTTGGGTGTATTTTGCATAATAACGACACCCCTTTTTGCCCGATTTTGATGTCACACACAATGGCCCCCTTGGCAAGTGTGAGTCGCTCTGGATGTTTCAAATCAATCCAACGGATGTATGCCCCATGGGTTAACCCGTTCAAATCATCCACGTGGCGATAGTCTTTTAGTTTGGTCATGTAATCCTGCAACACGTGGGGATTTAGGCCCAACTCGCGCAATTGATGCAGTTTTTCGGCGGTGATTTTCCGAGTGGTCAAAGTGGTTATTACCGCATTATTTTCATTTTCCAGCGCTTTTTTAAACAGCGGGTTATTGCAGAGTGTGGATGCCATTGGAACTTATAACTATTGGCACTAATAGAACTATATAATATATGCATATACCTAATCTATTTATATTTTTTATAATGACTTTATTGGACCACTTGAGTTTGATCCGGTTTTAATGAAATGTAAACAATATAAACCTAACTCAACGCAGTAATGCAATCAGAATCCTTTTTATTTTATTTTATTTTATAATGTTCAAACACATCAAACAATTCACTTCAAACATTGTGCATTCTATTAGGAAATCAGTAAGAAGATCAAAACAAGCAGAGTCACTACCAAAACACAAAATAATGCATGAAGAATCAAAACAGGTAGAAGTGGAATATGTAGAAGTGGAATATGTGGAATCAGAACCAAAACATGTAGAAGTGAAAGCAGAAACAAAACAAGTGGAGCTAGGGCTAGGGCTAGAGCTAGAACGAGAACCAAAACATGTAGAAGTAGAACCAGAACCAGAACCAAAACATGTAGAAGTAGAACCAGAACCAGAACCAGAAAAGGCCGAATCATCACAAACGTGTGCATCAAATCCGTTGACGTTGGCGGACCATGTATTCAAATATGAAAAATGCGATTCAGACGTCCTTGCAAAATGGAAATGTGCTGATAAAAATGACATTTGCCAGTTAATTGCAATGATTCGTCCACTTTATTTTTTTTCGGAATGCAACAAACGTTGCGTTAGAAGATACGAGTTGCACAAAGAAGACATACCCAAAATCATTTTAAAAATCAGGAAACGGCTGCACCTGAACATTGACACGTACGACATCAACCTATACGATCATGCATCATTGTATCACATGTTCTGTAGATTAAAGGAAATGATTGGCATGTTTCACATCAACAATTTCATGGTTCGGGTTGAACACGCGTTTGACAACTCGCAAATAAAGGCAGAACATTGTGTTGTGAATCGGCTCATACAGCATGCGAATTATGACGGCATCAATGGAATTGATTCCGATAACCACGTTGTCATTCCCGTGTGTGTGCAGCTCAACAACCTCGGAAAAATACCGGAATCGGTGCGCACCCTGTTTCATCACATTTCTTACAGCATTCAACCCTTTGTCTGGAAATCTCAAACCATAGACGTATGGTTTCATAAAAATCGTCCAAGCAATGAATCGCTTGCAAAAATGTGTGGACAAATGGCCAAAGCGCTGAATTATTTACACACGTATGACATCGTGCATGGTGACATTAAGCCTGCAAACACGATCGTGTGCATTTCGTCCGATGAGCCCGTTCTTTACGTCATTGATTATGGCATGTCAGGGCTGCACAATGGCAGTGAAGGAACCGGCGGAACCAAACCGTTTTGCGCACCCGAAACCGGCAACGGATGCACGCAAACAATGAAAACGGACGCATACAACTGGACAAAGAACAAAAAAGAGAACGACATGTGGTCTTTTGCGCTCATGTTTTTTACAATGATGGCGTTGCGAAAATGCATATTTTACATGAAAGATTATCCTCCCGATTTTTTTGATGATCAATACACTGGACACATAAACCCTTCGTATTTCAATCAAATCAATGACGAACCGATGCGCAATTTGTTTCGGCGCACACTTTGTCCAGCTCAAGAAAGATTCACCGCTGTTGAATTTTTGCATGAAATCAACAAAATCAACCATTCACACCGAGAACCTCTGTTGGATTGATTGCATTGGTTGCATTGGTTGCATTGGTTGCATTGGTTGCATTGGTTGCATCGTTTACAATGGGTGCATTGATTGCATTGGTTGCATTGATTGCAATGGGTGTATCGGTTACAATGCCCGTTATTTTTTTTTCAATTGCATCACGTTTCACGTTTTGTTGCTGCAGCATCCACATGCACAGCTTGTCCATTATGCTGACCGTGTTCATGTACGTGCGATACTTGAAGCAGCACAGCGTAGTTAAGTCTGCCGATGGGAACTGCATGCTGCACCACCAGTACGCTGGAATGTAAATGATTTGCCCTGCGCGTAGTTCCACGTCCATGGTCTTAAGTTTGTCAAAATCCGCCCGGTGTTCGGGCTGCACGGACCACGGATTCACCGGGGACCGGAATTCAAAGTTGTCGTAGTCGGACACGGGAAACAGATACTTGCTGGCCCGCGGTGCAATCAGTCGCATCTTGACACTGCCTTGCGTTACTAAATAATAATTGCGGTAATTCACTTCATGACGGAGTGGGGTTTGGGTGCCGGGCGACGCGCACATCACGTCGTACACGCATTTGGACACCATGTGCGGGCGCAAAAATGCGTCGTTGTATTTGAAGGTTTTCACGAGGCCGGTTTCTTCCAGGAAGTCGCTGTTGTTTTCGGTAATGTAACGCGAATCTTTGTCACTGCGGAACGTTTCGGCAACAGCGTGCAGCGTGAGTGGCACATACAAATCGGTGGCATCGGCTTCTTCGGCGCCGTCCTTCACGTTGCGGAGGCGCACGTCAAATGCGCCGTAAGTGCTTCTCATTGCAGGCAGTGTGCACGACTCCATCAGACGGTCATTGGCGTAGTCAAACAGCACCGGTTGCCGCAGGTCACACACTTCTTCTAACTTGTCCTTGGACGGCTGGTCTATTTCATACACTTCTAAGTCATTACTGGTCTTCAAATGGAAGTAAATGTGCAAATAGAGGAACAACACAACGCAAAACACGAGGACGGCAAAGACGGATTGCATGCGAAAATTAAAAAAATAAAATAAATAGATGCAAACTGATAATGTGTATGACTTATTTTTTAAATGCTTATTTATATGCTACAATAATTTCATATAAATTTTACGAGACACATCCCGAGATGCATCATTTCTCTGTGATTTCCAACTCAACATTTGAATCTCTATTTGAACCACCCTCTTCATTTGCTTCATTTGCTTCATTTGCTTCATTTGCTTCGTCTGCTTCGTCTGCTTCGTCTGCTTCATTTGCTTCATTTGCTTCATTTGCCTTGACCGCTTCGTCTTGAGCTTGAGTAAGTTGTGGTTGATTGTGTCCTTGAGATAACAGTTTCAAAAGCATTATGTTCATCTCATTAATGGTTTTTTGCTGGACATACAATAACTCACGCAGTTCGCGATTCTCGCTTTGCACAACATCAATTTGCTCAATGATTTCGGACAAATTGGAATTGGTCATGATATTATCCACAATGTCATTAATAAATTCGGGATCAGACATGAGTGCTGGCTTAATGTTGTCATGGGTGTTGGGACCTCCATCACCACAAGAAGACCCGGTTTCAATACAGTTCAACCGGTTCTTGATTTCATCAATGGATTGTCCTTGCTGAAACAAAAGAGTGTCCATTTGTTTCATGACATATATGGGTGGTGCTGGCCATGCTAACCGGGATGATTGTGGTTGTATTTGCTGTGTTTGATGTGTTTGATGTGGTTGCTGTGTTTGCTGATTGCGATTCACCGGAACTTGTTTTTGCTGCATTTGTTGTTGCTGCATTTGTTGTTGATGCATTTGTTGTTGCTGCATTTGTTGTTGCTGCATTTGTTGCTGCATTTGTTGCTGCATTTGTGGTTGCTGCTGCAACCGGAGTTGTTGCTGCTGTAAATATTGCTGGCGCTGTGCAGGAGTCAAATTTACTAAAGGCACCGGGCCTGGTGCTGAATTTGGGCGTTGCATGGGTTGCATGGGTTGCATGGGTTGCATGGGTTGCATGGGTTGCATGGTTTGTTGCATAGGTTGCACTTGGTTCGCCCGACGTTTCTTTGCGGCAGATATGGAAGCAGAGCTACTCATGATGTATTGTCTGGTGTATGTGGTGTGTGTGTTGCGTGGCAATATAAATGCACATGATACTATTATTTCATATTCTTTTCGCATTTAAGTATTTAATGAACGTTGGAATTTCATTGTCGCATTGTCATTGGAATGGAATCGTGGTATTGGTAGCCCTGCACTTCAAACTCTTCAACCACGTAGTCATTTATGTCGTCATGCAGCGCCCGAATGGCAATTCTCGGGAATTCGTGCGGCTCTCTTTTTGATTGTTCTTTTAGCGCCTCCACGTGGTCGTCGTAAATGTGCGCGTTACCTAAATGATATATGAACTCGTGCGCATCCAGGTCGCAGTGGTGCGCCAAAAGGTGGGTCAGCATGCTGTATGACGCGATGTTAAACGGCACGCCCAGTCCCACATCCCCGCTGCGCTGATACAGTGAACACGACAACTTGGTGCCGTCTGTGACGTGGAACTGCATGAGCACGTGGCACGGCGGCAGCGCCATTTCATTCAGCTGGCACGGATTCCACGCCGAAATAATGAGCCGCCGCGACGTGCGCTGCTGGGGGTCTTTTAGCGCATCAATCACCGCTTGCAGCTGATCCACCCCCTTTTTGGAATCGGAAGCGTCCTTGTAATCGCCGCCGAAATTTCGCCATTGGAACCCGTAAATCGGCCCCAGATCTCCTTCCGCACGATCAGTTAAACCACGGCTGTCCAGAAACTCGCGGGACGCATTGCCGTCCCAAATGTGCACGTTTTGCGCCTGCAGCAGCCGGTTGTCGGTTTCGCCGCGAATGAACCACAACAGCTCCTTTAGGCACGTCTTCCACGCCAGGCGCTTCGTCGTTAGGAAGGGCACGCGGCGATCATTTAGCGAGAAGTGCATGGCCGCGCCAACGACGGCAAACGTGGTGCCATTGCGCCCTTCTTCTTTTGTGCCATCTGAGAGAATATCATCAATTAAATTCAGGTACTGATTTTCTTCGTGACGCATGGGGAATTGATTCGTTGGCGATGATTGAATGATGGATGTGCTCCGGTATTTGTTGTACTCTGCGATGGTTTTTAACATGATTGTTTGATTGTCTGATTGTCTGATTGTAAGAATTGGGCGGCAATCATTTAAATCATTGTTGGCATTTTCATTTTAATTTTCTCTCGTCATTGTAAATAAAAAAGAGGTAATTATGGACGCCATTGAAATTACCGCCAGGGACACCGCTTCGGCGGGCGGCGGCTTCTTTAAGCAAGTGTTCAAGCTGAACGAGGATTCGCAGGGCGAAGTTTTGAACATGATGCAGTACGTGGCCATCGGGTTTATACCCGCGATTATCGTGATTTATGTCATTCGCTACTACGTGCCCGACCCCGACGATGACAAAGGTAGTTTAACGATTTTGGCCGAGATTTTCGCGCAGACGTTCGGCATGCTTATCGGTATTTATTTCATCCACCGCATGATCATTTACTTCCCTACGTATAGCGGCATCAAGTACGAGCGCTTCCACATCATCAACATCCTCATGGTGTTTGTCATGATCCTGTTCTCCATTAAGACGAAGCTGGGTGAGAAGGCGCAGATCCTGGTGGAGCGCGCAGTGGACATGTGGTCTGGCAACGCGGGCAACAAGGGCGGCCCCGCACAAGGCCAGGGCCAGGGCCAAGTGCGCGTCACGCAGCCCATCACGGGCTCCATGGCGTCGGGCGTGCCCATGACGGCACCGCCTCCTCCCCCGCAGCTTACAAATAACCGGGCCCAGATGGGCATGGGTATGGGCAATACCATGAGCGGCATGGTGAAGGACTTTAACGCCATGTATTCGGGCGGCGGCCCGCAACAACAACCACAGCAGCAGCAGCAGCCTATGATGGACTTTGAGCCCATGGCCGCTAATGAAGCGGGCTGGGGAAACTCTAGCCTCTTTTAAAA